TGGTGAGTATTCTGTTACTAGGAACTCACCAAAACCCTATCAGAACTACGCAGCTAGTGCGTATTCTTGAGATGCAAAATTATCGTTTGCATTTACTTTTTTGAACTATAAAGCGTTCAACCTATAAATCTCCATTTCACTACAATACCAGTCGACCCTAATTCACCCCCTAAATCGGAGTTATATAGAGTTGGTGGAGGTGGAGGGAATTGCACCCTCGTCCTGTCTATCTTTGTTCCACTTCAACGATTTATCTATTATATATAACATACTTGTATTGGTTTTGTCAATAGTCCAAATTGGTCTAATATGTTTTTCGTAAAACTTTAGTGGTGTGCCTGGACTAATAGTATTCCATATCATCATTGTAAATAAATATATGAACCATAATATAAATGGTATGTAGATAAATCTTAACCACATTAGAATTTTATCGCATGGTCTATAAAAAATGTACCAGCTTCTAAACCTTTACCACTTCTTTTTCTTTCGTATGCAAGTTTTAATTTACTATTGTTATAAAATTGTTTACCTACATATAACCTTAACTTAGAACCACCACTTTCATTATCCATATCGTGGTAATATCTGTATCCTAAAGAAAGTTTGTCATCTGATACTACATAAGTTGTTAATAAAAATAATATTGCAATCATAAAAAATTTCATAATCTTATCCTATAATATGGTGGAGCCAGAGGGAATCGAACCCACGACCTTCTGGTTGCAAACCAGACGCTCTCCCAACTGAGCTATGGCCCCATATGGTGCCGATAGAAGGATTTGAACCTCCGACCTGATGTTTACAAAACACCTGCTCTACCAACTGAGCTATATCGGCATAGTTGTTAACCAGCAACCCCACTTGCACTTCGTGAATTTGCGTGATATACATTTTGGTCATCTTTCTTATAGTCGTCAGTCCAATCAAATGCTTCTTTGACTACTTGATGAGATAAACCTTTATATACTTGGTGAAGTCTTTTATCTTTAGCTGCAACTAACAACTTTGCTTCACTTTCATGTAATCCCTCTAACATTTGTATAAACATTGTTTCTTTTTTATGTTGAGGTGTTCCTTTGTCTGCACCCTTAATAAAGTGCCATAACTTCTTTGCTTCCATTGCAAGAACAGTATGTTCTGTTCCCATTGGTACATCATTAGGTTTGTATGGTACTGAACCCTCTGGCATAACCCATTCTATCTTTGGGTCAAAAGAGGATTTGATTACCATACGCAAACCTTCTGAATTGTTTTGTTTTAGTATAGATACTTTCTGGTCTTTGGTCTTTGCTTTATGCACCTTGTCAAGTATCTCTGAATATAATAGTGTTGAACCAGCCATTAGAAATCTCCTATTGAATCTGTCAGTTCTTTTAGTTTTTTTTCTATGAAGTAAGTTAACATCTTACTTCTATCTCCGTATGGAGCTTCATTGAATGTGTCTAGGATTGACTTCTGCAAGTCTTCTGGTGTGTTATCTAAATCAATCAGTTTTTGATTTCTTTGATAGTTTCTTTTCACTTCGTCACTCATTCCAGTTTCACTTTTTATCCAAGCTTCAATTTTCTTTTTACTTAATGGTCTTTGTCTTAGACCTTCTACAAATGTATGGTCTGGGGACAAGACATTAGGTACTCCATCAGATGAATCACCTTTTAATATATGTTCTTTTATATAGGTAGATGGATTATGTCCATTTATCATCTTCTTTGTGATAGGACTATACTGACTTACATTCTCATACTTTTGTAGTTGTATAAAATCTTTATCACCAGAAATAATCATTGTCTTCTGGTCTTGATATTCTCTACACAATGTACCTATAATATCATCAGCCTCTGCACCATATACCTCTACATATTTGTATGGTAGCATTTCTTTGAACTCTGACTTGATTGCATTGAGTAATCCAAATATACTATCCCAATCTTTAGAATCAGTTTCTCTACCTTTTCTACGATTTTGTTTGTACTGTGGAAATATATCTCTTCTCCACTGATACCTAGAATCATAAGTTAATACAACTTCTCCATACTCTTCTTTAAACATAGTGCGATACATTCTTATAGAGTTAAGTATCATGTGTCTTACCATATCTTCTTCAAGCTCATCTGATTTGTTTATGTGAAAATTCATCATTACATTTGCAAGAGATATTTGATTCATATCAATTATTATCATTATATTTTCCAATACGCATTAAAACTCATTGACCTTCTTTCACCCTCACAATAAAATGGGTAAACTGAATGTTTTAACCAACTAGGAAATAATAACATTTGTCCTACTCTTGGTTTAAACATCAATGTATCACTTTTAAAATCTTGTTTCTCACCATGTGAAAACTCTATCAATCCACTGGCTGGGTAGTGGTCTTTCGTTTCTTCGTTAAAATGGTTCTCCATATCATCTGGTATTTTAAGATAAATTACACCAGAGAAGTTACCACTATGTGTATGAACAGGATTGTATTCGTGTTTGTATTGAGATACTATCCACGATTGAGATAGATAAATATTTTCTTCAGACGGTTCTTTACCACCAGAATTTTTACTCCACTCATACGCACGACCTAGTTCAATCATCTTTCTTAGGTATCGCACACAGGCCTGTCTTAATATAGATAAACAATAACCCTTATCTTCGTCTGGAACAGGTATCGAAACTTCTTTATGAACTTTACCTACAAGATTATCAGAGAAGTCATATTTCTTTGATAGTCCATCATCTTTTAAAACTTCATCACCTGTGTTGTTTATAATGTCTATAAACTTCTGTGGGACTTCAGCTTCCATAATTGTAGGACTAAATTTTTCCCACCATGTAATTTTACTCATAACTATCCAAATATAGGTTCTATAACAAACTTATATACCCCAAATAAAAAAATACATAACATACAAAACTTCAAAAATTTATTCATAAAATCATCAGAAGCCTTTTCCCAGTCTGGTCTATTATCTTCTCTTATCCAATCGTATAAGTTTTTAATTTTTTTTATCATTTTTCTTTTCAATCAATTTCATTAAATCACTAGAATCAAAGTTAGCATATTTTACACCATCTTTGTTATCTATGTCAACTACTTTATTCATAAACTTTGACATAGGATTACTATAACCCAAGTCACGCATCATTAACCCACGAATACATTCACCAATAAATCCAGACTCTTTTATAAATTCTTCGCACTTTATATCAAATCCACTTTCATTGAGAGTAAATATAAGTTGATGTAAAAGAACCTCATGCACTTTACTAATAAATTCAAAGTCTTCCCTAACATTAAGGTCTTTCTCTACAAACTCTGTATCATCAACTTTTTTTGGTTTTTTATTTTTGTCCTTAAAATCCTTCCAAGGCCCTTTTATAACCACTCCTCGTTTGGAGCTATCGTCTTCCATACTATCCTCTTTTCTTCATGTTCTCCATAGAAATCATTACACCAATCTCCATGTTGGATATAATGATTCATCTGATTTATATAACCTAAAGCACCATAATATTTTGCAGCTGCACCTTTAACATTTTTTAACATGTTTCTTTTTTCTGCTCTTGCGATATCTTGTTGTGTCTTAATCCATCTCTTAACACTTTTATATGATAAGTAATGGTCATCAGGTAATGCAAGAACTGACTTTGCAACATTCTTATATTGTGGTTTACCTTTTTTTTCTCTTGCAAGACGCAACCGTTCTGCAGCTGCCTCTCGTTGTTCTGGTGTCATCTTCCTTTTTCTTTTCACGACCATATTTAGTAACCTCTAGACTCTTTTAACTTCTGTTGTTTCTTCAGATATCTTCTTCTACCAGCAGCCTTAGATAGTCTTTTTCTTTCTCCTCTAGACTTAAATCCAGTTCTTTCTCTTAACTCATTAAAAATACCCTCGTTCTGCATTTTCTTTTTGAGTGTTCGTAATGCTTTATTGATATCATTATTATGAACAACAACTTTCATTGCATCTATTGGTTCTTGTCTAAAGTTTCTTTTAAATTTTCTCATGTTAAATACCATAGGTTAGGTTTAGTGCTTTTATCAATACCGATTGTTTTATCTATCTGACGCATATTTTGTTGCACCCAACCAATATTACAAAAACCCTCTAGTAATTCAATTCTGAAACTACCACTGTGTCTTTCTTCTATATACTTTCTAACTATAGACGCAAGTGTCTTTTTACTTCCTTTTGTCTGAGGCAGTGTTTTGTGTGCCTCAATTAAATACTCTTTTAATTTATTTTCTACTACTTTTAACATTAATAAATCTCCTTTATTTCCCATTCGTTATTAATTAAACATGCAGTTCCTCTTACTTGTTTTAAACCAGCACCAGACTTAACTGATGTGACAAACTCTCTACAGTTACCATTTGTATTGATAGGTAGTGAGTTTATCACATAGTTTTTCTGTGGGTGTTTCCAAGTAGTAGATTGCATATTACCATTGTTAGTTAATGATTGTTGAAAAATTATATTCAAATAAATCTGGTCAATCTTATCAAATGTTGCACCTACCTCATGTCCAAAAAACATACCAGCAACTGCAGCTGCACTTATAAGTAATGGGTCACCACTACTATGGGTTGCAATCACACCAAGTACAGTTCCAAAACCAGCACCTATTGTTGATTTATCAATAGGTTTATCATCTGCCCAAACACCTTTGTTGGGTAGATAAAAATGTTTTGCAGAACAATTATTTCCACAACCATTATGGACTAAACCACTAGGGCCCATTCCACTAAAACAACCTGTCATAGATATAAGTAGAAAACTATATAGAAGGACTTGTTTCATCTATCAATCTCTCCACATTATTTAATGACTGTGCTTCATCTTCTTCTTTAGACTTGTTAACTTCTTTTTCAAGTTCTTTCCAAGCCTGTGTCGACCTTAATCTTGAATAGACCATTCTATCTTTTTTCATTCTATTCATCATAATCTTAGTCGCTTCTTCGTTGTCGTATGCAAGTAAAACATAAGCTCTGTACTGTGTACCGTCTTTTAATATTTTACTCTTATCGACTTTGTATCCAGAAACATCTACAGACGCAATAATATTTTTAGTGGTCTTTTCAATCTCTGTAAGAACACTTGCATCTAAGTCAGTAGAACCAATCTTTGCAATAAATGATTTAGTCATACCGTCTAACTTACCATTTATTCTATCTGCAAGAACCGTCTTTGCACTTAAGATTGCAATATCAACTGCAAGTTGTATATCTGGTGCATTTGCAGTTCCACTTGAATATATGATTTCGTCATCTGACGGAATGTTCATATACCAATTTGGTATCATCTCAACTTGCGTTTTGACCACCTCACTTTTATATACTAAATCAGGTGTCATCATGTTCTGTTTCTGACACGCACTAAGTCCTATTGCAATCGCAACAGCACTTGATATTAATTTGATATTATTCATATTCACTTTCACCCCCATTTTCAAGTTTGTTAATATCAACATCTTCTTGTAGTTTTTCTATGATGGCTTCTTTGACACCATAGTCGTTAATCAAGTTTGACATATCGTCAATCCAATCAAACTTAAATATCATAAAACCTACAATAATTCCAAATATAAATTTAAACATTTATTCCTCACAAGTTTTAAGTTTAACACGCTGAGTACCTACCACAGGCATCTCAACATTCATGTAAATTATTTTACACGAATTTCTAACGGTTGTCAAGTCACAAGATAAATCTCTTTTACTTACAAGAGTTTCTGGTATTTCTTCTCTCATAACTTTCACCTTTGCACGATTCTCTGCAAGAGAACATGCTTCGTCCTCAGACATTTCAGAACCGAATATATATTTTGATTTTGATGGATACCATTTACCATCTATTCTAGATTCAATATGCATGGTGCATATTCTGGTATCATCTACATAGGGATATACTTTTTTATCTATGAGTCGGACTGACTCGATAGAGCCTTTAAATATTACTTTGTCATTTGATTTATAATCACACGCAATCGCATTACTTGTTATAAGTAACGCACATAATAATAATCTCATTCAAACCTCACAAAATCCTTTTCTCCAGTTTCCTTATTATCAATAAGTTTTACAAACCCTTCTCGTTCTAACTTATTTATCGTCTTTTCTGCAACCTCAGCTGCAATCTCACCATAGGTCAACTTGCGACCCCATAGGTACGCAAGATACATTGACACCATGACAATAAAAGTAAAAGTATAAACCGTCATACAATCTCTCCCTTTCCAATAGAAACTAACTCTGCCTCAAAGACATCTTCCCAAGTTTCTCCGTTGTCCTTAAAAATAGTAAAACCATAATCTGCAAGAGTTTCCTTTGCATACTTACAGGCGTCCTTTGCATTATTAAAAGTCTTACCACCACCAATCTTATTTAACTTTTCATAAACAATATACTTCTTACTGTTTAAACCTTCCTCTGCGAACTCACTATAAACTCCGTTCATAATATACCTCTTTCTGTTAAATTACTAAAATGGTTACCAAGTCTGGTGGCCAACCAGATAAATTCTGCATTGTCTTACCAATGATGTTCTTTCGACTACGAAGGCCTCGTACTGAACTTGGTAACC